GATACTGCATACCCTGCAGTCCATCCAGCAGTAACAACTGTTCCGTCTGCATCATTAAGAATGCTATCAAGTATTACTTGAGTTTTATCAAAAAGATTAGGACTGATGATAGTATTAAAAATTTCATTTTTGAGTACATAACCAGCAACTGTCTGATATATTCCACCAGATGCAAAAGCCAATCCATCCCAAGCGTTCCAATTACCGTTATCAGTAGTTATATAAGTATATCTATGATCGGGATCAGCGGCATTTAAGTCAGCTAAAGATGCATAAAGTGGCATTCTTGGGCCTCCTGAAACAATTGCGGAAAGTGCCGAGCTCGAAGCTGCTCCAATGTTTGTCCTTGCAAGATTCTTTTGTGCCGGACTCAGTACCTGAGATACATACTTGATTGAATTTTCAGAAGAATCTAAGCCTGAATCCTCCCAAACTCTATTTTCGGAATTCCAATTCCATGTTGTAGATGTATCTTCAACAAACGCATTCCATCCGGCTTTACCTATTGGCCAAGCATCAATCAAAATGGCAGAAGTTGCAAATCGGCCTTTATTTGCAACAGAGTCTTCAAAAGAATGGATTCGCGTTTCATGAGCTTCCAGTGTTTCGTCCTGATCCAAATCCTTCTCTGCAATTTTTTCAAAATTCCTGTCCAATTTCAGTCGAACATCTTTCCCGGTATCCGCACTTCCATCCCAGGGTTTTATCGATTCAAAAGCTTGTTTTGTTGCCATAGCTGTAGTTTTAATAATATTTTAATTGATGTTATCCAATAGGGTAGAAGTAACCGGTTACGAGTTTATTTAATCCATTATCGGTTGCTATTCGCTCAATTTTGGCGCATATAAATTCGCGATTATTTATCAAGAATGTGGATTTGACATCAAATCGACCAGACTCAATACATACAAACTTGTAAAGTTTTTCAGTATTGATCTTTTCAGTCAAACTATAAAGATTGTTGTACATCCAACTCAGGCGGAATGGATTCGAACTGAAGAAATTCGTGAGTGAATTCAAATCACGGAAGTACTCCGATTTAGATTCAACAAATGGAAATGGGTATTCCAAGTTGGATCCAGTAGCATTCGGGTATGGTGAAAGAACATCATTTTCGATGGTTCGGTAATTGAAAAGGCTTTTGGGCTTTTGGCCATCATAAATCGCCAATCGTAATTTGGTAGTTAAGGTTTTGCTGGCGACTGAGTTCTCTCCCGAAATGAGGGATTGAAGAGTATAATCATCTTGACTATTTTCATTATCAATAAAAAATGGATCTGCATATTCTGCGATAGGGCATTGCCAGTAAAATGAGACGGAAAATAGATCCGATCCTCCTGAGCACGTAATTTTTCTACTTCCAGTCTTCATGGCAGCCGGTATGATCTTGAATTCCATATTAATGGTTTCATTATCATCTGGATTATAGTATAAGTTGCCGAAGCAGTTTATTTTCTTTGGAATATCTGAAGCCCCATCTTTAAAAGCAATATATTGATCATATAAATGAATGTCATGAAATATCTTGCGATAGCGTGAGGCATCATTTGTATCTGCCACTTTCTCTAATAGGTCAAGCACGGGTAATAATTCTTCGAGATCTACGTGAATAGCTTTAGCATAAACAGTTTGTTCAAGCCTATTCCATTGATAATAATCATCCGAATCAAGGGCATATCCCATATTTATATCGAAATGTGACAGCTTATTTTCGGAGTCGATTTCACAAGAGAATTCATCAATAACTGAAAGTTTTGTCGGCTCTCCGCTTGACAAATAGGAATGATTGAATAGGATATCGACGGTTTTATCATCCTTGATCACAACAGAACAATCAAAGTACTTTTCAATCTCCTCAAAGAAGGTTTTTGCCGTCCAATCTGGAAGCATTTCGGCAAACTTTAAAGTATCATAGCCATGCACCAAATAGTAATATTTGAATACCTCATGATTTGCAAGCATATTGGTTGATAACGCATAGCCAAGACTGCTTAAAATTTTATTAATGATGAAGCACAAATATGGTTGTGGCCGATAATTAAGATAATGGTATATATTGCCAGTATTACCTAATGGATGGATGCCATCATAGGCATAATGCAATGGATAAAGTTGTAGTTTGCCATCATTAACCACACCTACAGGATGAAAATAATCATTCCCTAAATAGTCATTGCCATTATTAGTAAAAGGCAATAACAACCAATCATTCTCCGGATACGGATGGTCTAAATTCGAAACTATTGTTGCTGGATCAATAACGGCAGTTCCCAAATCCAAGGTTCGAATCTTCAAATCACCACCAATCAAATAATTCAACTCAGAGTTTCCGCTGACCAGCTGGATGGAAACCGAGTCAGAATTTATCTCCAGGATTACTTCAGTACCATTCAGCCAAACACGATTATCCGAAACAAATACTGCAGACCGTTTTGTCACCAGGTCAGCCGAATTATTTATTCGATTGTAATGCTTGTATATCTTGGCATTGGTCGGATGCTTGAGGGATAGCTGGATATCAAACGTGTATTGTCCATTTTTGGAAAAAAAGGGATTCTCCTCAGTGAATGTCTGAGAAAAACCTTTGGGTAAAACTACCTTTTGTCCGCCAATGAATAAACCGTTCATAAAGAGAAATCTTTTAAATCAAAACTGATGCTCATGCCATTAAATCCACCATAAATCTGGTATTCCCATTCCGTTCGGATTGTTTTTGCCAGGGTTTCACCTCCATCATCTTCGGAACTGTTCAATCCATGGTTAAGGATCCATTCCTTGACCATCTTCATGATATCCTGAATCTTGGCGTAGTGTTGCCTTTCAACTTCATCATTGATGGATCCAGGATTGATTTTCTCGAGAAGAAATATCAGGCAATGGTTATTCTCCAGATATTCATCTGCAGAACGAATTTCAGAATCAGCATCAGGCATTTTGGCAGCAAGAACAATACCTGGTTTGTCTTTAACTTTCTTGATCATATGAGATTCAGTTGCTGAGACTATGACCCGATCAATCTTTTTTCCAAGTTCAGGCGCATCCTTCCATTCGGCTTCATCATTGAATTCACCTGAATCAATCCAGACGCCATCCTTCAGCGTCCATTGTCCTGGATTAAGCTGCTCATTGATTTCGTTCTGCAGCTGTGACATCAATGCATGATAGCGGTTGAGTTGTATCATTGTTTCTGTAAATTATCTAGGGCTTGTTTATCATGGAGCAGCTTGAGCAGCACTTTGAAAAGTTCCGCATCGTCGGTCTCCATTGCTGTACCAAAAGTATGAGAATCGGCCAGTGTGAAAAGGACAGACATCATGCCGATCGAGTTCTCCACCTTCACATCCGGATCCGGATCCGAACGATGGAAGATGCCGCCAAAACTGACTTCGTTGCCTTCGATAATGAAGATTCCACCCTCAATCAGGTACTTGCAAAAAGCACTGAACCAAAGATAGATTCCCCATTTCAGGTGTTCGTCCAGATGTTTGGCATGTTCGCAGTACGTTCCGATCAAATGAGGATTGAAAGGTTCGCGATATTGTCCGTCGAAAGTGGCATCAACCTTTCCCTTTTGAGGATTCCTGTACAGTATTCCAACCAGACAATCCAGCGATTCAGGATCATGTTCTTGCGTGAACCGGTTGAAAAAATCAACTGCAGCTCGGTATTCTCCGAAACGCAAATCCGCTCCATGCGATTGCGGACCAATCAAGCCGTCAATGGCCGGGAGTGGATTTTGCGTCGAAGTGTAGTTCATCGTTACTTCATTGCCGTCGTCAATTGAAAAGATCCACTCCAAATGATCGGCGATGGTAGAAACAAGTGCTAGGTATCTTTCCTGTTGCCAGGGTAAAATGAATTTCTTTCGGCCAAGCATGAAGTCAGCCAAATCTCGAAGCACGTCGATGGGCGAAATCTTATCGTTGGCCATCATCCTGAAAACTGATTTCAGCAGGTATTTAAACTGTTTGGGAGTGAATTCTTCCCAACATTCCGGAATGTCTGTATATCTTTTCATAGTCGTTTAATTAAAGCCCAGCACCCTGGCTGCCATAAACTGATTCAGGACTATCATTCCATGCGCCGGTATCCAACCAATCACCAGGATCATTCCAAGCACCGGATTCAAGCGCCCAGGTTGAATCAATCAACATCATGTTATGAGATTGTTCTGCAAATTTGAAAGTAAAGCCGGCTGAAGTGATTGCACCACGCCGTTGGTTCTCTGCCAAGTCCACCTCATTGATCACTATCTCACGGTATTCGCCTTTGTAGAAGCATTTGACGAGCTCTGAGGCAACCAGCTCACGAAGCAGCAGAATGTCAGCTGAAGAATAAACCTTTCCGATGGAGGCAGTGAAAGTATCCTGATGCTCAATGTTGAAGCGTTTCTCAACATGGTCAATTTTGCTGCTATCGAACGAAATCGCACCTTTACGGACCATCTCGCCGCGAGTGATCAATGTTTCAGTAACTCCGAAGGAATTAAGAAAAATAAAAGTCCTGGCATCGATATAGCTTTCCCGATCAAGCAAATACTTGACGTAATTTTCAAGCTGGCCGACATAGTAACCCAAAATCGAATCTGGTTCAATTTCAGGGAATAGCAGGCAGATTTTCCTCAGTGTGATTTCAATCGTTTCAAAGCCATCGGCAAGAACGGTATGAAACGTTTCCAGATCTGATTCAACAATCACATTATTCTCCAGGTAAATAACCTTGGCCTGAACCGGCTCTTCAGTTGTCATGTAGAAGGTCAGGAACTCGCGAGCATTCGGGATCGTAACCTTGGAACGATACTGCAGGTTAAGCGCCTTCGTCTCAAAAAATATAGATGCTTCCTGCGATGTATAGGCTTTGCAATATAAAACCGTTGTGGATCCGGAAGCCGTATTGTTGATTTTAAAGCTGAACGTCTTGGATATCCCCGTTTGTGGACCGGTCGCCAGTTCGCCGGAAAGATAATTCTCAAACAGTTTTCCAAGGTCGCGAATGTAGATGTTCCCAGATGAGTCCGGAACATACGATTCCTTGAGTATGGAAACGACACCATCCAACACCTCAAAAGAGATTCCAGTGCTGGAGGCAATGATGAAATCCTTAATGGTGCTGGTCAGACTATATGCATCCGGTCTCTGTGTAACGGTCATATCTGCATGTATTTTTTGTTTTCATCATTGGCCGGAAACATGGAGAATTCGACCGGTGTTCCATTATGTTCCCGCTTCATGCGATCAATCAGCTCAAGAGCATCATCCATCAACCAGGTTGATAAGGAGCGAACCTCTGAAACAGATGCCGGGTTGGAGCCGTTCATGGTCTGAGATCCGGAAACATAGTTTCGTACAACTCCTGCAGGAATGATGCTCAGCGGTAGGCGGCGTATGGCAAGCGACATGGCCAACAATGGGATGGGAGGGTAGATGTACTCCAACAACTCAGTATGGGCTGCTGTCAAGTCCTTACCTGCCAATAGCGTAGCGTAGTCTGTTCCAAGAGCCGGCTTGATATATAAGCGCTGCGCTTCTCTGACGAAAGGGCAAAGGATGACAAACAATCGGCCAGATCTATCGATTGGAAAATATTGATCAAACTTTTCCGCATTTCTGATGAAAAGGGTCTCAAGCGATTTTTTATAATCAGAATCTTTCCATTCATCATAGGTTTTCGAATCCAAATAAGAAATCAACCGATCCACGGCCCTGTAATAGTAATCCATGTGGATTTCATCATCTCTTTTCAGCTGCCATTCCCAAGGAAGTTTTTCTGAATTTGAATCAATCTTATTTTTCCGCCCAGAATCCTCGTGACTGATATCGTTTTTCTGTGACATTTTCAACGTGGCAAGCAGCGCGATGGGAAGCTGAACGCGCTCCACTAGCTCAGTTAATCCAGCTGTGGATTCATCGTATGCCTTTTGCGCTTTGTCAAAAACAGGCTGCCCAATAATCTTAATCAAATCTTCCGTTGCCAGATCGATATCCGTCTTGATCAGCGCGAACTCATTATTGAGATAATAATTTCCCGTCAATGCTCTCAGCTCCTCAGAGCCGTTATTATTCTTGTTGAATATCATGGTTTACATTTTATTGGTTGAACGATCCTTGGCCGAAACGTTGTCCTCCTTGTTGACAATCTGCCGGTACAATCCCATAGAAAGATTCTTTCCAGGGAAATTCACTCTGAATGCTTCATGTATAGGTTCAAAAACAATGTCCTCACATATCTGCGAATCAGCAGCATAGAATATTTTCAGAGCGTAAAGCATCTGTGATCCGCTATCACCCTTGCCATCAATGATGATGTTAGACAAAGCAGGATTGAGTCCAAAGCCAGAAGTTGTCGAACTGTCGGCTATACGCGAGATCTTCGTTTGGGCATCGATGTATTTGTCAATGTTCATTTCGATAGGTTCCACCTTCCATTCGCATTTATTTCCGTCGTTATCGACAAAATCAATAGTTTCCAAAAATTTTCCGGCGTTCCGCTTTCCAGCCAGCACTTTGGCAATCATTGCAGTCAATTCTTCCCGGAGTTTCATCAGTTCGGCTTGAACCTGAATTTCATCCCAATCCGTATGGATCTGCTCGATTAGGTCTTTCTTCTGATCCCAATATTGTGCCGGTTGATGGACGTGATATGCTGCAGCAATCATATTGTCTGTCAGGTATTGAATGATGTCCGGAATATCATTGGCACGGCGAACCCAAGGGATGGATCCAAAAAAGGATGATATGGCATAGAAATAGCGAGAAAATGACCTGAATGAATGATACTTCATTGAAACAGGATAGGCTCCTGGATCTGAAGGATCATAGATGTTGTACCGGCGCATAACCCTTCGTCGTTGGTTCTCGAAGTCTCCGACAATGATTCCACGTACATCTTCCAGCCGGTTCCCATCGTTTTCAGGCCACTCGAGGCGGCAGTCATTGGAATGCTCACATTCAATCTTTGCAATCCAGTTCTTGCCAACACGGCGCCCTCTGGAGGCAACATACTTGACGAAGATTCCGCGCATGTAATTGAACTCAAGAATGGCATTCCGAATGTATTCCTTGTAGTTCCAGGTATTGAGCCAGGCTTGAACCTCCTCGTCTTCCACCCATTCCCGGATTATTTCATTGTTTTCGAACTTCAACTGGTATAGAAATGGACCTTGGCCGTACTCAAGACCTGTTTTCCTGTCAAGAATCCCCGGGCCCAGATTGTTTTTTTCCAATAGGTTCCGGACATTTGCCGGCAAATTATTATCGGATCCAAAAGGTACTACCCGGACGGAACCAAAAACAGCCGGTTGACTTTCCCAGGATCCAGCGAAATTAAGGACGGCACTCAGAGCCATATCGTCCGAAGGCCTGGTCATAGAGATTGCATATGTTCCGGCCGTTGTGTTCACGAAGGAAAAACCTCCAATTGTCTTCACATCACTCATAATTAATTCAGTTCTAATTTTTGACCTTCAAACTCCAGGAGAAGGAGTTGATAGCAGCGGCCATATTCGTTTGCATTCAAATCGAAATAATTCAACATGATATCGGCATGGCGGTTGTCATCGACCGTGCTTTGCTTTCTTAACCTGGCTTTGTGGACTTCAACTATACCGTCACTTTTTCCACGATCTGCGCTGTAGGACATGAATGAAAACGAAAAGGATAAATTCTTTTCGCTCAGACCTCTCATCTTTTCAATTGCCTGAAATAAATCCATGATCTAATTTTTGAATAAAAGTAGATTTCAGGGCATCTTTCGAAAAGGACAGAAAAAGCCGGCAACCCATCGCAGGCAGCCGGCTAATCCTAACCTTAAATCACTTTAAAAAATAATTGACAACAATAAAAGAGCACCGGAAACAGCAGCTATCAATGCGCTTCTGATCTTTTCCGTTTTAATCTCCGAATCTTTTTCATTTATGGTGGATTGGAAAGTGCTGATTCTTTCTTTTTGTTCCAGGTTCGTAGCCTGGCGTTGTTGGTCCAAGTCCTTGTACATTGAAATAACCTCGATCTGGCCGGTTAATAGAGTTTTTGCCTCCAATAGCTCCGCCTGCAGGGAATCTTTTTGCACAAAGATGACGTTTGCCGTCCTGATCTGTTCAATCGGAACCACAGCCACGGTGTCCCCGTCCTCCACCTGTATACGCTGAGAATAACCAAAGGGAACTATCAGCAGGAAGAGCATAAATGCGAGCAATCTTGTTTTCATAATATTTGCGTTGGTTGGAAATTCTTGTTTGGTATTCACTTTCAATTGCCTGCTGTCTTAATTCAGCCTGCTTTTTGATGGAGTCGGACCTTGCCTCCAAAATAGCCACGGCTTGAGCATGCGGTTTGTCGTCATTACTGGAAGATGGTGGCCGGCCGGTACCGGTTAAGTTGATTGAGGCTAAAATGATAACCTGAAGCACGATGATGATCACCATCAGCCAATCTTGTTTTCTCGATTTCATGGCTGAACTTCCTTTCCGGCTTCTTTGGTTTTTTTCACCCTTGTCTTGGCAATAATACCAAGCGCTGTAGCCCCTCCGATAATGTTCCAGGCATTGTTTGTGAACCATTCAGGAGTAGTAAGACTTAGGATACTGATCTTGGTCAGTGCCAAGACTATCGCGATGACGGTTGTCGATGATCCGGCAACCCATTTCCAAAATAAAGGCGTCTCAGCCTTCCATGCTTTTCTAAATTTTCTCAGAATATTCATATTATATTGATTAAAATTCGTTGAGTAAACAATAGGAAACGAAAATCTGCTTCTTTACCAAGCCAATTATTCTGTAATAATCGGCGGCTATATTGCACACCTGACAACCTTCTGACCATTTACCAATAATCCATGCAATAAAGGTTTTTAGTCTACTAGCATCTTTTTCGTATGTTGCAGTATGGAAGTTGATGCCAATGATCCCAATCTTTACTTCTCCAATTTCCTCAGACTTGAGATTCTTGTTATTGTCTCGATAGTAAAAAACTGGCGAGACCTGAACCAACGCTTCCATTTTTCCTTTATGAAGCCCGTTCTTCCAGAAGTTGTGATAAAATTCGTCAGCCTTCACTACGGCACAACCGGCTTTATTATACTCCATAAAGCTCGTAAGGCCATACTTCCCCGGGTTGGTGGTTCCGGAAGTAAGCATGATAAACTTTTCCCCAAGGAAGAGATAGAACTTGTCGTCGAACTCGTCTGCAGCATCTTCCTTGGATCGAATACCGATGATCCAATACCCAACCGGAATTCCGTGAAAACTTTTGAGTGACTTTACTCTTGCCAATATTTCCTTATCGGTGTATGGTTTTACATTTGTCTTCATGTCATTCGTTAGTTAACTGATCGTTCTTTTGAAAATCCCTCATGTGGGGTAATTTCTTGACAAATTCTAAGGATAGCAGGAAGTACACATACCTAAATAGTTTTGCACCTGGGGAATCTCCTGGACAAAGCCGTGTGACGTTTTTTAGGATATTGATTATATAAAAGGCGACCATGCCCCATGTGGTTATATTTAGTCCTTTCAGTATTTCATTCCTATTGTTCATTTGATCTCCAAGGGCAAAAAGCATATTGGCCAGGAATAGGTATATTGCCATCTCGATAAAAGCCTTCATGAATTTCTTCCAATCGAGATGCTCATTATTGGTAACCATTCCGGTTATGTACCCAACTAAAACGTTTACAATCCACAAGACGATTGCGACCTTCCACACATAGTGAATCGGCTCAAAGTAAAAATAGAGACCTGTTAACCATCCAAGAATGGTCATCCATACTAATTTCAGGAAAGGGATTGGGTTGGGATCCATTGCGTTGTTTTTTTAAGCGTTAATTCAAAAGTATTTTGTTGACAATAATCTTAAAAGGACTACAAACTCATCGACTAACATTTCCCAACATCGTTTGGAATTTCTTTGTTTGCTCATAACTTCCTTTGGGACCAGAAATCAATGAGTACGCCTCGATGGGTTGATCAAGGCGATCCATCAATTTTTTATGCATGTAAGAGTATTGATTCACCAGGTCTGAAAAGGCATTAAGCATGAGTGATTGATCGGATCCGTAGGACGATGAGTTGCCAGGCATTTCCGAACCATATCCGCCAGATCGTCTTGAACCTCCTGACAGTTTTACCTTCTCAAGAATTTGAGTTGTGTTTAGCATCCGGATGGTTCCATTCTTTTGAGCGATATCAAAAACGTCCAGAAATTTGCGTACTGCAGGGTTTCGAACGCCATCAGCCTTATTAACAAACTCATTAGCATGAACAACACCAACTTCTTTATGATCATCCGGATCCGACTTGGTCATTCCTCCATCAAAGTATCCAAGTGAGGTGCTCTTGATTGCATTGCGCTGTTCGACTGCAGACTTGATATTCATGCCGGTAATACCAACAAGTAATGCGGTCAGGATACCCGCATAAATAGGATTGATTCCATTGACGTCCCAGATCTGAGCGATACCTAGAGCACCTTGGGCAATTGCCTGAGCAATGCCAATGGCCATATTGGCATCAGCCTGTTTTTTCTTCAGGTCCAATTCCTTCTGAGCGTATTTTTTCTCAATTTTCTCCCGGGCATCGGCGTTATTTCCCGCTGCAGTTAGTTCCCTTTGCTTGGAAGCCTCCAAGCTGGCCGCCTGAGCATCATTTGATGCACTTACGAAATCAGCAACGGTATTGACGAATCGAAGTGCCTCCTGAGCATACTCTTCGCCCTTTTTAAGTTTATAGGAATTGATGGCGTCGGCACTCTCTTTCTCCGATGCTTCCGCTTCCTTGAGTTTTTTCTTAAGGGCTTTTAGGCCTTCTTTATAAGATAGTTTCTCTTTATTCAAGCCAAGCTCTTCCCGCAACTTTGCGACTTTAACTAGGTGTTCCTTCTCGTTTTGAAGTTTATTTTTCGTAATTGCCTTTTCGGCTTTCAATAAAGCCGCTGCTTCAGCATTGACGGCATCCGTTGCAGCAGCTACGGCTTTATCTTTCTCCTCTTTTGAATTGAATTTTGCATCACTGATCAGTTCCGAAAAATCCTTAGCCTCCTGCAGGCGTTTTTCTGCCAGGGCTTTATCTAGAGCAAGTGTTTCGCTGGCATAATCTTCCTGGGAAATGATGCCACTATCAAGATCATCCTGAAGTTTTTCTCTTTTCGTATTTTCAAAAACGTCAATAGCTCGAAGAGTAGCGGAGTGGGCATCCTGAATGACCTTCAATGACGCTTCATTGGCCGTGATTTTTTTGGCCATTTCAATATCTTGGAGCCTGTTTTCGTATTCATTGTATTGAGCAGAATCCTTGGCATACAAATCACGTTTTTTCTTCAAATATTCAACCTCCAGATCCAGCATCCCTTTATCAAATTCTTCTTTTGATTTTCCGGACTGCTTTAGTTTTACCTGTTCGGCAAGAAGTTTTTTATCTAAAGCAGCTACTTCTTCTTTATGTGGATCATCGTCTCCTCCAGGAGGTGGTGAAATCTTTTTTTCAACCCATTTCCCAGATTTAAATACAAGTGTTTTACCATCAGCACCAATTCGTTCATCACCTTCTTTTGGTCCAGGTGGAGGTGGAGGCGTAGAGGAAACCTTACTGATAAGTACTGAATAACTTTTATCGATGAAATCAAGATCATTTTTCATTAATCTAAATGACTTAGCAAGATTCGAAGGATAAAACTCCATCCCTGGTGTAAAATTCTTTCCCAATTTATCCGACATATACTTTCTTGCAGCCTGAACTCCTTCGTCATACGTCTTAGCCGTTGTAATGATATCTTTTATGCGATTGACCATGACGTTGGCAACATCATCACCTTCAGTAGCTGCAATCGCATTGGTCATTGTATTAATTATTGAGACCTGCTGTTTTATATACTTTTCAGTGACATCAGCTTTCGCCTGATCCCTTACTTGAATAGCTATCTTTGATCGAAGAGCATTATTTACATTGTTTTGAGCAGTCGTAATTTTATCAAGATTATCTTTTTCATTTAATTGATAACCAATATATTTCCCATAAATCTCATTGATTTTTGTAATAAGGTCCTTTCTGGTTTGAGTACCTTCTTTTGATTTTTTTAATGCGTTAAATAGCTGATCCGATCGAAGAATCTCAGTATTCATTTGAGTATTGTAGCTTTTCATCGCTTTTTCAGCGATGGTTTTGGCCGTTGCCAGTTTATATATTCCAATTGTTACAGCGGCAATAGCCACACCAATCGCGACATACGGATTTAAGCCAAGGGTAGTAAAAAAGGCTTTTGTGGCAAGGTTTGCAGCGCGTGTGGCACCGGTTAAGTATCCAGTCACAGCTACTTGCAATAAAGTCGCTGCTGTATTTGCTTTCTGCCAAATCAATTTTACTTTTTCAATGACAAGTTGCTCTGCGGAAGCTATTTTTGCGCGAGAAATGGCAATGGCATAAGCAGTCATAACAACTGCTAGAGACCATATAAGACCTTTATTTTCGTTCAACCATTTGGGGAGTTCAACTAGCCCTCTTGTTAAGTAGGTTAATAAATTAGTAGATTTAAGCAAAATTGGATTCAAACTCGAACCAAGAGCCAAGGCCGTCTCGTTAAAGCCCTTTTTGGCCTTGTCCAGTTGAGCCGCCATATTGGAATTCTTGATGTTGTATTCCTTTGTGACTGATGTCCCTTCAGCCATGGATTTGTTTGCAAGAAGTTGCGCTTCATCAATCTTATCAATGCTTCCGGCCATGGAACTGAGAACTCCGACGGCCCTGGCGCCATCAAGGCCCATATCTTGGAATATTGGTATTAAGGCTTGGAATCCTCCTTTTTCGTTCATTGCCCGAAGAACCTGCTTGATGGCTGCATTTGCATCGGTATTCAGCAACTTTGTAAATCCCTTGACTTCCAGCCCTGCTAGTTTTGCGAATTTGGCCGGATCGCCCATCAGTTTCATAATGAAATTCTGAAGCGCTGTGGCCGACATTTCTACCTGTTGCATGTCCTGGTCCAAAGCAGAACCAAAACCAAGAATTGCATCCATGCTGATATTCGCCTGCTTTGAGATACCACCAAGACGGCCGGCAAATGCTACTAGAAAACCTTCATCAGCAGATGAAGCGGCTCCAAGAGAATTGATTGCAGAACCCACGGCCAGCATCTGTTCTTTAAGTCCGAGGCCCTGCAACTCTTTGGTTGATTTATCAAAAACACCAACCATCTTTCCGATGTTTTTAATTGCATCCTCACCAAGATCCTCACCTAGGGCAACATTGATTTGATTTCCGGCATCTACAAAATCTAAAATATTCTTAGATCCTTCAATACCCAATTTCCCTGCGTCTCGAGCAAGATTATTAAGGGATTCCCGAGATGTTCGGGTATCCATCTTCTTGAATTCCTCATTCAAACTAAGAATTTCCTCTTTCGTTAGGTTGGTTGTTTTTCTGACATCAGAATATACATCATCCATGTGCGCAAAATCCTCAGCCATTTTTCTAAATGCCATGGATGCCCCGGTGATACCGGCAATACCAACGGTGAGCATTCCAAAATACTTATTGATGCCATTCGCCATTTTTGATAGCGAGAAACCAGATGCAGTTGCTTTACCTGATAACTCGCCGATTCTTGATGTAACATCCTTAAGCTGTTTTCGATATTGATCAAGTAACGGACTATTGCCTGGAAGATGCTTGATTATGGCATTCAGTTCACTTTGTCGGCGCTGCAGTTCTTTGATGCTAAGATTTCCAAGACCGATTTTTTCAAAAAGCTTGTCATATTCAGTCTGGGCAGTGCGAAGTTTTGCTGCTGCAGCAACATATTCGTCCGTTCCTTCCTTGTACTTTTTCAGTTCTTTCCTGGCGTCACGCATGTCGCCTTCCAGTTCGCGAAGTCTTTTCCTGGATTGGTCATTCTTGATTACAATTTCCAGTTCAACCCTATCAATTTTTAAACTCATTTTTGTGTGTTTATGCGATTTTGGATGATTCCCTTGAGTCGGGAAACTTCTTCTGTGGTTAATTCATTCGAGAGTATGGAATAAAGCCTATTCAGGCTACCGTATGCATTGGCGGAATACCAGTCAACATCCTTTCGTTTCTTTGGCCGGTTCTCCTTTACACCCCAAAGTAGAGCGTTGGTATTCGGAGCCATACTATTTTTCTTTTTGTGCTTCCGGATTTCGATGAAACGACCATAGATGTTGAACTTGTAGCGTAGTCCTCTGTCAGCCCCTTCCCTAAATATTTTGTAATTGGCATCCAATGACTCCAATAGATCATCAGAGACACGAATATTCTTCTGTTCGATGGTTTCCATGAACAGATCCTGCAGGAATTCACCATGTTGGTCCAACACTTCTTCCTGGAATAGAAAATCAATATCTTTTTGAGAAATTTCGGACATTACACAATTGGCATTTTACCCAAAAATACCGGTGTAACACGCATTGAGAAAGGACAAAAAAGCCCGACAAACATGGTAGTTTATCGGGCCTTTAGAGTTAAAATACGACTATTTTAGTCAATTTGATGCTTATCGATGTACTTTATGATCGGTCCAGAATGATGAACGACCAAAGAAGCGTCCTTTGAATCAAAAGTCACGGTAGTTCTGCCGTCTGAAATGATTTTAGGTGACATTCCGGAAGCAGTGTAGATGTCCAGAGATGTCTTTAATCCGGACGCAATGTCGTCTGAAGGAAGAATGAATACTAGTGTTGTCATGAGATTTTCGCACTGCAAACATACAACCTTTTTTTTAAAGTTATGTCTCTGGATTTTTTTTTTACCAATTATCAATCAACTTAATTTTATCAACCATCTGTTTTATTATAATTCGAATTTTTTTATCCTCCAAAATAACTCTTTCGCAAGGATTTCCACTTGCGAATCCTTGAGTATTTTCAAGTGGTTTTTCAATGTATTTGTAATCATACAAATGTGCCCTATAAATAAAATCAGTGAGGATATATTTAAATTTATGATCTTTAAACTGGATTGTAAGTGTAAATTTAACTATTGTTGATTCATCTATTGACGTATTCCCTTTTAAAGTTAATGATGTATTTTCAACATCTGACTGAACAACTTCCTGATAATCTTCAAAAGTAGACCCTGCCCATATTTTTGCATTACTATATAATTGATTTGCAGATAAATTATCGGCAGGTATTACCTCCGAATATAATACTTTTCCATCCTTCATTGGCATTACACCACAAATTGTATCAATTTGGGCAAAAGAATGTACCGCAAAAAATAAGCAGACAAATAAGAAAATGTTTTTTTTCATGGTAAAGTTAGATTTTAGGTTGATCCATTTCTGCAAATATATAAAAAACCAATTCCTATGAAGGCATTTCTTTGCTACTTTCTATGTGCCCTCAAAGAAAGTAGCGCCAGCAAGCCCACCGCATGGAAGGCTTCACCTGGCTTCGAATTAGGCCTTAAATTTTGCCTTCGTCCGCATAGCTGTAATAAACGCCATCGCAAATAACAACGTGGTCAGTAAGTTGCATATCAAGGAATTTCGCCCCATCTTTTATTTTCTGTGTTATCTTATCATCGCAAGAACTTGGATAGGGGTTTCCAGCTGGGTGGTTGTGTGCAATGATTATTGATGTGGCGTTCGCTTTGAGTGCTATTTGCAGTATAATTTTCGGGTCTGCCGTTGTTTCCGAAATTCCACCCTGCGAAATTTTTGCCGATCCTAAAACTCTGTGTTGGTTGTTCATGTATATTGCCCACATTTCTTCGTGGTGTTCCATGCAACAGCTGAAAATGGGGGTTAGAAATTCATAGATGTCTCTTGAATTGCGAATTTGGACACGTTCTCTGGGCATTACTTTCGTGCTGTAAGAAATTGAAATTTCGCAAACGTTTGATTCGATTTTTTTTGATACTTTTGTCATGTCGATAGTTTTTAAAGATTATTGATTTTGTGAAACAGGGAGAAAGCCGTCGAAAGTTTTAACTCCCTGTTTTTTTTGTTACTATAAAGATACAAAATAATTGATATATAATACTATATATCAATACGTTACAGTTTTACAAATCAATATTGCATCATTGAAATCGAGTGGAAACCGCTCTCCACTTTCCTCAACTATCCAAAAACTTTTTTTCCGACTTCGCTTTCAATTCGGGGTGTGTTTTCGCCAAAATAGGGCAGAAAATAGGCCGTTTTTCTCGTTAATAAACTTTAACACATTGATTTTTAGCTCTTATAGAGGTTTGTTTCTTTTTCTCAAAAAAGAAAAGAGACTGTTTTGACCGCCCCGCTCTGTCCGTGGGTTGCAATTGCACGCCCCCCGAATGCGGGAAATGTGATTTTCCGCCCGATTCCCACCGTAGGGCGAACCGACCGAAGTCTTTATCCCACCTGATACGAAAAAGGCCCGTAGCTGAGTGCTACGAGCCTTGGAGTGCAGATGTAATCCAACCTATCCTTTGGGTGTCATTGATGCGGATCCAGATGGTTTGTTAATCATCTTTAGGAATGCTTTCCTACATAACAGATACTTGAATGCGTCCGTGAAGTTTGTGGATTCCTTTGCCAATCGATGGACTGGCAGTCCGTCCACCTTCTTTTGTTTTACCACCATGCCAGCCATACGGCTACCGCTTGACATCTTGGCTGCTGTCTTCTCCAGCTGTGCCTTCAGGTTAGGGCAGTTGGTCCGATCGATCAACAGCTTTGGTAGCGTCTTGTTATTACCGCTCATGAGTTCCATCATGAAGCTATACTCAGCATTGCTGCCAATGTTCCCTTGGCCAACACTCATCAACTGTACTGCCCATCCGGTTCTCTTGCCATTGATATCAACCTCAATAGCCTTCTTGATCTGTGTGGCCACATCCTGCCCAATCTTGGCATAGTTGTTTGCTGCCCTGTCATAGTACAACTTCAGGTTCTTACGGCGATGCCCGGCAAAGTAACGGATGAACTCATCTGCCATCTCCCTGATGTAGGATGGTGGTAGTGTGTACAGTTCCTTCATCACACGATAGGTACTGCCCTTCTGCTGACCAAAGATCATCCATAAGGTATTGCCTATGTCTAGTCCTCCCTCAATGGGTGCATTGGTGTCCAGGTGTCTGAGAGCCCTGCAATCCGGATCGGATCCAAACGGTAGGGTCTCGATATATTCATTGTTATTCCCATCTGAATAGAAATGTCTTTCAGCCAGGTTTGAGTAGAACCGCGATGCTGCAGATAGTTTGGGTATTATGGATAGGATGTTAGTCATCACTCCCTCCAGTCCGACGGCAAACTCTTCATCGAACCAATCAAGCCCCAGAATATCCACATTGACGAATGAGGATGCGATCAGGAAGAGCGATGTTCTCTTCCGGCATTTGTTCCAGCGTTCCTCCCAACGCTCCATATTACGTTTAGCCAGGGCAATCCTCTTTTGATTCTTACCATCCAAAGTGACAGCATATTCCTTTTTCGTTTCATTGTAGGTGAATCCCACCTGAAGCAGATCTATGATCTTCTGTTTGTCGTTTTTCTTGACCATTTTCAGGATCCAGTCATATTCCCCGATCCGGTTCGGATCCGGCATATCGGTGGTAAAGGTCTGAGACCGGTAAAACGGAGATTCCCCATATTTGGCACGATAACCACGAACCGCCTTCAAAAGGTTGGCGATCCTCACTTCAGGAAAATATTTTACTTCATCACCGAACACACCAACATAAGAACGGCCGGCGCCGATGGCCGGTCTATCCAATGAAATGAATGTAATGTTGAAGCCATTGAAAAACGTCATGGTATTCTTCCAGGACGACATGATGTTATACATCTGTGAACGCCACTCTGCCGGAGGTTCATTGTTGATCACATAATGAACACCCTCTTCCCAGCCATGCAGCCTTAGACCTTCCTGAAGGGATGGAATGACGTTCTTATGCAAATTGGCATACGTGTCTGAAACAAACGCGAACGGAGCTCCTGGAAGGTCGTAAACAGCCTCCTGAAGGCGTTGGACCACAAAGTCCGTCGTCTTTGAGGCAGCACGTCCAAGGATGCCATAGAAATCCCGTGGCATCATGATGCTGCACACCTGAGCCAACCAATTGGAATAACGTACCTCTACGTCAGGCCTGCTCAGATCCAATCTTGCTTTCCTGGTCATCGAGTATTTCTAAGAAGTTCACTTCCTCAACGCCTGACTCCTGGCGGAACCGGCGCTTTTCTGCCTCAGGCACATCCAGGGCATCAATTCGTTCAGCCAGGTCGTTGCGATCTGCCGGCATCAGACTTATTTTTCGGGCATCAATGGAATAGATCTTGATGGGTTTGTTGTATAACCCCTCAGGGATGCGCGGAGGCTCAGGAGTATCCAACCCTTTGATTTTGTAAGCACGCGATAACATGTCGCTGTAAACCTCAAAATCACGGCTGCAATCCGCTGTCTGGGCAATGACTGCAGCTGCTGACATCAACTGCTCGAACAGCATGTTCCGCTGAGCCTGCTTGTCTATCCCATCATCCATGTAGAACAGGTTGATGGCTTCATCAAACATCTGCCTGGATCTGCGATAGGAAATGTCATACGGAGGGCGCTGAATGAACGCAATGGCGTTTTCCTTGCCATATTTCCTACGAAGCGAGTTCAGTAGGTACAAGATGTCCATATAACGCTGTTCCTCGTCTGAGAGTATGTATGTCGATCCTGACTGGATATAATCCTGCAGTTTGTCAAAATGCGATTTCTTGAAATTAAATCCCTCCATACATGATCTCTTCTACAGCGTTTCTAAATTTCATTGTTTTACGAAGTTTATCCAGGCGTTGAGCCTGTGATGCATTCTGATCAGCGTCCTCCAGCATGGCCATGCCAGATTTTGCATCATGGTAAAGTATCCCACGGTCATAGTGGTACCGGAGCTTGCTATCCTCCAGCATGAAGTAATACATGAACTCTATTTTGGGAACATCAAAGAACATGGCAATCTTTTCAGTGGTATATCCGACGGCGGCCAGTTTTTCCAACTCGTCAAAGTTTATCTTGCTGAGCCATTCCGGAGGCTTGACATCATCCCACCTGGCAACTCTCAAGGTTATATCTGAACTCATAGACTTTTTCTGATTTACAAAATATGTATTGTTCTTTCATCGCGTTCTCTCCATAGTTCCCGGAACCCTCGACCACAAACTGGCCAGCTGGAGTCTTGAGGCAGGAAACCTTCCGGTGCGTCCATTCATAGCGGACGGATATCCGTCCAGCCCTGGACAACTGTTCCAACCGGTCATAAATGCGTGGCATCCTAAATTTGATGCTTTCCGAAATCTCAATCTCAACTGAGCCGATGAGTCCAGCTTCCTTCCACCGCACCAGGGAACTGATGATCCTGTCGTTGATGGAGTAAGTAGCGATGAATAGATGATCCACTCTTCCGGCATGCCGTATGAGGTAGACAATGAATGTGAAGGCGTTGAAACTCTTCGTAGTCTCAATAAAGAAGACCTCTTCTTCTCCTGGTAACCGGCCACATAAATCCTTAAGATTCCGTATCCGGAAAAAGTGCAGCCTTTCAAACCTGGCTGAATACAATCTGGCGTTGTTGCGTTCCTTTTGGATATCATCAATTGAAAAATATTTGTTCATCCAAGCAATCTTCCCACTTCGGACAGTTCCGCCTTCTTTTCCTCCAGCCGGCGCCGGCGTTCCGCCTCCAGATGTGGTTTGTCTTTCTTCTCCATTTCCGATTCGATTCTCCAGATATTATGCTCGAGCTGCAGCTGCTTTATGACCAGGTCTTTTATTCCCAATTTTCGCAGATCCTTCATTTTGTTGAAGTGCTTGAATATCGGATGTTTACCTAGTACCGTCTTGTGCTTTTTGTAGTAATCCAGTTCGGCATAGATGGAACGATTCTCCAGGTAGTTCTCAATGATCGCACCGGATGTTTGTGCACACTCCTGGGCGGAAGTACAGTTGAAGAGATGTGCATGCAATTCCCGGTACCGGTAGAACGATGAAAATTTATCCGTCACCAGGGCACGCAGCTCCATGGGGCAGCTTGGTTCGTTCAGAAATGGGAATTCATCCCTGAAATTAGGGTATTTCTTTTGAGTGGAATTTGCATTTTGCGCCAATTTAATTGCACCAGGTGCAACTTTATTGATATCTGATGCATCGATATCGGCCAGAATTGATAATTCCCTGATGACCAAACTACGGCTGTTGGCCGGACTCGCTTTCACGAGGCGGACCAACAGCTTGTTTTTGGAGTATTGTTCGAGCAGCTCGACACCACGGTCTAGGTTGCAACCCGAAGCCAACCATTCAAGGATTTCACCTTTCACTTTTCGAATCTTGATTTTTCAGAGAATTGCTTGTCAAGCCAACTCATGAGGAGCTTGCTGAAGCCGGCTTCTGAATGATTCAGGAAGTGTTTCTTACCGATCAGGCGGCGGAAGGTTTGTTTTTTATCTTCCGTAGCCAGAGAGGATATGACACGCAGCATCCATTTGTCCGAGCTCCAGTCAAGCTTTTCAGTTTCAGTTTCTGGATCGACATGAAAGTTGAAGTACATGGAAGACATCAACAGCCCCTGGGAAAGCATTTCAGGAAATGCCTCAATCACCTCCATCATCTTTCCCTTTTCAAAGAAAAATGGCAGATGAGTGTCGAAATTTCGGATTGGAAGTTGTTTGCTTAACAGCCGGTCGATGGTACGTGCACGATTGGCATTGTACAAGGTTTGATTGTTCGATTCATTCTTCAGCAGCCCGGATATTTTCAACACCTGAATGTCTTCGACGGATGTCTGGGAAACGAAATAGATATCATCGTTCGACCAGATAAAGTCCTCACAGACATTTTCGTTGATCAGGACCATCAACAGTTTGTTCAGTACATCAGCCTGGGGATTTGAACTGATGCATTCATGTTCGATGAACAGGATATCATCACTGAACCAATCTTCCTTGTCACCAATTACCACCAGCTGGTAATCGACTTCTTTGAAATTCTTGGCGATGGAACGGATGGCATACAACAATTCGGATCCTTGGGCTTTCGATTTGAGGTAAGGGATGACAATGGCCACCTTTTTTTTGTTCACTTCGTATAGTTGCTCTTCCTGATCATCTTCTGCAGGCGCTTTATTTTCATCCTGAGAAGCATCCGTCGATTCAGGTGCATCGCTTTCTTCTGCAGGAATTTCTTCAGCTGCAGGTGCTTTATTTTCATCCTGAGAAGCATCCGTCGATTCAGGTGCATCGCTTTCTTCTGCAGGAATTTCTTCAGCTGCAGGTGCTTCCTCTTCAATTGGAGCATTTTCCGCGGCGGGTGTTTCCTCCGGCGGTGTTTCATTCGCATTCAAACCGATATTTTCAGCCGGTTCAATAGGTTTTTCGTCTTTTTTCTTTGCCATAACATGTGTTTTTAAGTGTAAAAATCGATGATGCAATTTGCAATTGCAAAAACATTAGGGAAAGGACAAAAGAGCCTGACCGAGATTCGGCCAGGCTCTTAAATTCAGCCATTCGGCTGCTATTTTAAACGAGGTTTTTAGATTCCTCCACCGGTAGATCCGGAAGGCAAACCAAGCAAGGCGTTCACTTCTGCACTGTCCGTTTCCGGGATCAAGGCTTTAGCGATTCTACCAAGCACGGAGCCAGCGAAATCCTGAGCCATGGTAACAGTATGCTTGTTGGCATCCTTGTTGTCCTGGCTGTTGTCCTGGGTGATGGAAAGGGGATTTCCGGGATAACCGGCAATCTTGCAATCGATACCGTCAAGGCAAGACACCTGGATAACACCCAACTCTTCGTTGATGTTGTTTTCCATGAACGTGTCAAAAGCCACGCTGTCGCCAGGATGTTCGAAATCGGCATGATGAATGAAACCACGGGCATCCTTTTCTCCGGCGCTCTGGTGGTAAACATTCTGTGTCGTATTGGTAGCATAAATGCCGATCGGTTTCTTACCAGGCAAGAATTCAAAGCCGGTAACACTGGGAGTTCCTTCAGTTCTGGTGAAGGTGAGCAAGTCTTTCATCAGGAAGACCAACAGGAAAGCTTTTTTTCCTGTTGGACGACCTGCATTTGCGGAGGACTTGGGTACTGATACGGGGGAGTAGGGAGGCATATTTCCTTTTTTTAGAGGTTAATGATTTGGATTAAAGACCACCACCAACAGAACCGGAACCCGTAGGAGGAATGTAGGCGAAGATGGCTTCTTCCATGGCAAAACCGGTACCCTTGTGGAACTCCATGAAAACCTTCACGTCGTAGTTCTGAACCTGCATGAAGATTTTTGCGTCGTTGACGTTACGGCTCATCAGGTGGATGAAGTTTTCTTTCGGGGTGATGAAGAACACACCGGTGCCAACAAGACCGTCGATCGGGGCAAAAGTCAGATTGGAGAAGTCCACGCGGAACTTATCGGCATCTTCATTTTTGGTCACGGGGTATTTGGTGCGATAGGCACGACGGTACAGGGTGATCAGATCCGGATCCGCATGGATCAGCATCTTTTTCTTTTTGTACTTGTAGGGAACGGCATCGACGGCTTTGTCTATTTCTTCCAGGATGTTTTCAGATGTCAAAACAACACCATCCAACAGGAATGTTGCATTGTTGGTTGGGTTGGCCTTGATGGCTTCCAGGATGGTCAGAACACCGTCCATTGATTCCAGGGCGGAAGAACCGGCTTCACCGTCGGTTGTTTTGATGCGTTCGACGAACTTGCCGGTAGCCATGGCCAGTTCCAGGTCTTCCAACAGTTGGGGTAACACCAGTTCGTTGATTACGAAGGCAACGATAGGCATCTGGTCCGGAGTTTTGGTTTCGTCGTACAGGTACGCGATGTACTTGTCGATGATGTCGCTCGGAGTGATCGGGAAATTCACCTTAAGAATGAAATTCTTGATAGTGATGGGTGTGAATTCAGTAACCCCTTTGGGCGTCCACTTCGGAGTGAACTGCTGAAGTACGCTCGTGATGATGGCGTGGGCTGCTCTCCATTCGGATTTGTCCGTGACAACCGTGGTCATGTAATCCGTGATGGTCAATCCGAGATTCAAGCTCTTGAACACATCCAGCTTCTGGCCACTGACATACTTGCCGAATTCATCCTGCAGTTCGGAGGTTTTGATGGTGTCATCACCCGAATACTGCATGGTACCTTGATTGAAATACTCTTCAATCACTCTGTTGTGCATGTAGGCCATGTTCGGCTTGAATGCAACCTTTTTACCGGTTTTGTTCATGTCAATGGTTTCAGTGATGTCCAACTCAGCAACTTTTTCCAATTTGCCATTGGTTTCCTTCAACGTCAGGTTTTCAGCCTGAGCTGCTTCGAACTTGCTTTTCATGTCAGCCAGATCCTGCTGAAGTTTAACAACAGTGGGGGAGGTTGTCACGTTCAAATCGGACTTCTCGGCTTCGGCCAGATCCTTTTCGAATTGTTCGACGAACTTCTCTCCAAACTTTTCCTGGAGAGTGGTTTTCATTTCAGCCGTCAAGATGCTTTTCCCTTCCGCATTCTTGGGAAGAGAGGCTACCTTTGGAAAAACGGACAGAACGAGCGCTAAAATTTTTTCAAACATAAATTTTGGTTTTAGATATTTAGATAGTTGTTGACTAACATGTTGTTTCTGATTTCACGAGCTCTGCCAATGGCCATGTCCAGGGAACCTACGTGATCGATCAAGCCAACTTCCTTGGCTGTTTCAGCGAAGAACATTCTTCCGGCGAGTATCCCTGCAGTTTCTTGCTTAAGTTTGTCTCCCCGACGTTGGATGACGGCGGCCTGGAATTTTTTTGCAAGGGGATCCAGTTCCTCGAGTTTGATTTGTTCATATTCTCCTTTAAGTGCTAATTCGAACGGTTTATTTTTCCAATCGCTATGGTTTGAATAAATGGTGTGCTGTTTTCCACCTTGTTCTTCTTTTGCTTTTGCCCAATCCCAGAACGACATCATCACACCGATAGAACCGATCTCGGATGAAATGTCGTTGCCGGCAATGATCTCATTACAATAGATGGCGGAGTAGTAAGCAGCTGAAGCGCACAAATCGACACAGGCAACAATGGATTTACCCTTGCTGCGGAAATAGTTCTGTGCCTCAATGATGGGAGCGATGGCATCGACGGAACCACCACCAGAGTCATAATCAGCAACCATGGATCCGATTCTCGGATGGTTGGCAGCTTCAATGATGGCGGCAGCAATTTCAGTTGTTCCATAACTGCACATGGTACCATACTTGAGCATGGTACCGGCTATCGATACGATGGCGGTGCTTTCTTCAGGAACATTGTCATACGAAGAAGCTCTTGCTGCTACTTTGGAGGAACCAATAATGGCCATAAACGGCTTGGAATCGGAAAGAATGTGTGAATCCGTAACGGAATCATACTCACGCTCCAGCAATTTATGAATGATGGCATCGCTAGCGAAGGCGTCTTGTGGTCTTAAAAACCACTTGCCATTCATGACAGCAGAAATGAGATGAGAATACTTCATCAGTAGGTACTATTTTTGATAGTACAATTCTACCGATGAAATAAGGATGGTAAAAGGACTCTAGCTTAGCAGCAATTTGGATTTTTCTGCAGAATTACGCTTGGTTGAGAGCGTCTGTTGAACCGGTGATCCGGAGCTGCTGGCGGAAAATAACACCGGGTTATGTTCCGTTCCGACTATTTTTTGCAATCCTGACATGTATTCAAGTTTGACCAAAACCTCCATACCGGTCAGGTTGCGAATCTGTTTTTCAATTTCGTCATTGTTTCCAGACATGATGATGGTCAGTTCCTGGACAACGAATTCTCCATTCGTATCATCGGATTCCACAAAGGAAACGGTGGTGAACTTGATGGGTATCCATTCAATTACAAGCACCTGAATGCCCTTACCAGGATAATCGTTTACCGTCGCTTCCGAACTGGGAACGTACGAAAGGCCTATAATCCTATTCCTGCGATCTAAGTTTTGTGTGATATCCATCATTTTGAGTGTTTTTGTCTGACATTGTCAGAGAAAAAAGGGGCAAAGTTCCGTTTATCTCTGACATTTTTTGTAAGTTATTAAACCATAGCGTTTTGAATCTCTGTATATACTTCTTTAAGGAAGTTTTCGCGGTTTCTGTAGTCGAATTTCTTGATCTGATCGAAATTTATCGCATTAAACTTCATTCCGTAGCTGGCCAGGAACGCTTCAATGATTCTTTTTTGCTTGTATCCCTTCTGATATCCTATGCAGAAAAAATCCCTCACCCGTCTTCTGAATTCGGATTCTATGAATTGTTGAATCTGCAGTTCCTTCCATGATGGTACATAAATGAAATGTTCCCTAAGTATCCGATGATTGATGTCTGAAAGTGGTAAGATAAACGTAACGGCGTTTTCTTTGACGTTTGGTTTGACCGGCAAATCAGACACACACCACATCGAATCAATGTATAAACAAATATCAGACCTTTTCGTCAAAATAAAAGCTCCATTTTCATCCGTCTTGTATTCATGATAGAGAAAATCGTGCAAGTGTTTATCCAGGCTGATCGTAATTTGTGGTTTATCCATGGTTTAAAAGGGTATTTTAACACGAAAGTTAACTAATAGTTTGCAGATTATCAAACGAATAGCATAAAATTAAGATGTTTTTTCATGCAAAAATCAGTTGTTTGCAGGGTAACCTTGGCTGGATAAGGAAAAAAATCGTGCACGAGCTACAAATAAAAAAATAGCATTGATAATTGTTTAGATATCAATGCTTTAAAACCGTACTATTTTAGTACAATTAACATTAAAGGTCAAAAATAACGTACAAAATCGTGCAAAATGCAATTTTGTACAGGTGGAACGGAATCGTGCAAAAATGGTGCGTAGTTTATTTGTTTGGAAATGAGTGCAATAAGTGGTGTTTTTTGTCCTTCTGTACGAAAGTACAGTCTATTTCTTATTTTATACATAGGTTGTTTTTCAAAAAAAGAAAAATATAAAAAAAAAGAATATAATATATAGTATATCAACCACTTAGAATTATTTCAATGAAATTCATTCCAAAAGTGAATACACCTATATCCATTTCCGATCGATTAAATTTGCGCACCTCTTCCCAGATCATCAAAGCAGCTGTGCAAACGGACCA